TTTTTGGGGCACGTTATTATTTTTTTCAAATACCATAACTTTAGGTTTATTTTCCCTATCGGGTTTATTGCAAGGTAAAAATACTATATCTAACTCAGTGTTTGAGGTATTTAGGTTAGAATTCATTGCTTAGTCCTAACTTCCAAGGTTTTATAACCTGTAGACAACTTATAAAGTACGGTTAAGTCTTCGTAGGCGTGAACTGCTTCAATTAGATAACCACTAGATTTTAGTAGGTCTCTAGGTTGTAATAGCTCGTTAGCTGGTCTCCATTCAGCGTTAGGAGTTTCAATAGGAGCGTGACAACTATCATAGTAGTCATAATAAGTTTGCCTTGCTTCTAGTCTATTAGCTTTTAATAGACTCCTTAGAAAGGCTCTAGTCTTGTTACCGTCTTTACCTAACTTATATCCGCTTTGAGTGTTCATTTTACTAGCTCCTATACCAGCACTATTGCAGGTAGTTGTATCTAGGTAACTGCAATGGTAATGCCATGTTTTGAGGTATAGTTAATAATACGTAACCTATTGGTATTACTAAACTTATTATTAGGATAAGTGTTAGTTTTAGAATATCTAACAATACCAGTGTTTTAGCCTCAGATTCCCTCAACTTATTGATATAACTATTAAATCTAATACTAAAACCACTATTTAGAGCTAAAATACACTGTATAAGTATTGATATTTGACTAATAGTTCTACACTTTAAAGTAATGCTAGTAAAATCAGCACTATAATTAGCTCTAAAATCTGTTTTACTTATATTGCGTAAACTAGTTCTACATTTAACGCTAAAATCAGTGCTACTATATATAATGATATTAGAGCTAGTTTTACTTGGCATACTTGTAGCAATAGTATTCAAGTGTAACTACTCCTCTCTCACAAAAGGGTAGGGTTAGTCTAGCGCCGTATACCCCCCCCCCTGCTAGGCTAGCCCTACTCTCACGGTGAGATAGGGTTAATAGGATTATATATGCAAGAATTAGACCTACTAATAGGATATGTAATAGCAATTATAGCCGTACTTAGCACTATAGGCATGTAGTATAGAGGCTATAAAGTGACCAAGAACGTCACATATGACTAAAAGTTCTACAGGGGTTAAGTATGAGTAATGTAATAGGAATATGGAAAAACCCTAAATTTGTACACAAGTTAGACAAGATTCTAGAAACTAGACCTAGTAATAACAATAGCTTAGCTATGGCATGGCCTATGCATATATATACTAGTATGAAGTACACAATAGACCATAATAAGAAAGTAATAGTAACCAATAGAATGAATGCCCTAGCAGTAGTGGAAGGTATGGAGCTTTACAAATGGGAGAATATTGGTTACTCTGTTATTGTAAAGGCTTAAGGTCGGGCTACTAACGATAGGAGTACGTATGCTAAAGCATAAACTACTAACAAGACACGTTAGAGAACAGATTATAGGGTACTTAAAGACTAAGCAAGCATGGCTAGATACTGTAGAGGCTAGACGTATAGAGCTAGCTGGTATGGGTATAGAGCGTAGTAGTGCTGATATAGCTACTAGTGATAGGCAATGCTTAGAGTTGTATGAATCACACTTAAATATGAAGGCTTGTATTGATACTGAACTAGAGCTAGTGCTAGAAGTACTAAACCAAGTTATTGCTAGTGAAAGTATGCCTAGTATTGAGCGTAGAAATAGTGCTAGTTCTGGTAGTAAATTTAGAGCTACTACTAAGACTAGAAAGGTAGCATAAGAATAGGAGTTAATATGTATCATATTTATTGTAATGGTTCTAGAATTACTTCTAGACCTATAACCTTGAGTGATATTGTAGCAAAATATGGAAGTGTTCACAAGTTAGAAAGTGAAGGGTTTATATTAGTGAAAGTATAAGCAATTGTTAAAGTAATATTAAGGGCAATAATCGTGCCAACCTAGTTAGGGAAGGGGTTACGGTCAAAAACCGTCACCTCCCCCTAACCCCCACCGGACCCTCAAATACCAAAAATTTTACTTTTATTGGGTTTACATATATGATACATTAAGGGGAATGAAGGAGGGCAACATGAGTGATAAAGTTTGTCCTAAATGTAATATTTCTAAACCTTTAATTGAGTTTAGAATGAAAACTGAAAAGAATGGTAAAATATACCCTAGATGGATTTGTAAGAATTGCGAGAAGTCTTATCAAAAAATTAAAAGAAAACAAAGAATTAAATCAGGCAATTTATCTGAAAGATATCAGATAGTAAGACAAAGAGTAAAAGCTAGAGGTTATCAATTTTTATTAAAAAAAGAAGAATGGATAGAGCTTATATCTCAACCATGCCATTATTGTTCTTGTAGTTTAGCTGATATTAAAAGAGGTACGGCTTTAGATAGGAAAGATAATTCTAAAGATTATACTGTAAGTAATGTAGTACCTTGTTGTTATTCTTGTAATTCTATTAAAGGTGAACACCTAACTCATGATGAAATGGTAGTAGCTATGAAAGCAGTACTTAATTTAAGGTCAAATCCAAATTTTAAAAAAAATTGAAAACGGGCTAGAGTTATGCTAGAGTCATAACATGATTACATTAGTTAATAAAAATCCTTTTTATCACGAATGTTATGCTTACATCAAAGACACTAACTTAAAAGTTCAAGTAATTCACATAGCTAACGCTTTTCTAAAGAGTAAGAACGATTACGTAGATTACGCTGTAGTATGGTTTGAATGGACTCCTGACCCTCATATAATGGCTAGGTTCATCCAGTACAGGTCTAGAGCAGAAGCCATAATGAGCCCTATTATGTCAGTTGATATTAATCAAGCAGCTATACCAGTAGACCAACTAGTAGAAGGACCTACAGAGAATGAACTAGGTAAAGTGTTATACTCTACGGGGAAACTAAGTGAAACCACCTAGACCAGCTATAGGAACTATTATAGCCTTTAAGAAATTAGCTTCTGCTGGAGGAGCTAAAGAGCTAGTAGTGGTAGCAGTAAACTACGAAGAGAAAGTATCAGGCAACTATAACGTAGTTTTTAGTGATGGTAGCACTATTGACCTATGTAGATTTAACTATAACTTAAAGCAAGGCTGGTATCAGATTATAGGTAAAGTACCAGGAAAGCTGTTTAAGCTTTTATATCAATTATAAAGGAAAACCGGAGCGTAGAGTGAACCTAAAGTCAAGAACTAAATTGTTTCAAGTAGGAACTGTAATAGAGTGGTCAGGTTGCATAGGAGTTTTAACAGAAGCTACTAATACAAACAAAGGTATTATTTTTAGTATTAAATGGATTAGTACTACTAATTTAGAGTTAAATGAACGTTTACACACTAATATGACTCTATGGGAAATGCAGCATAGTATTAACCTAGCGCCTGAGTTTTATCAGGTGTTGTATGGTTACTAGGGAGACAATAGATACTTACTTAGCTAAAGTTAAAGTGGGTACTGGTATCTTCTTCGTGAAGGCTAAAAAGCTTGATATTATTGCTAGTTTTGAAATTAGAGCTGATAGATTAGGCTTTTATTATGCTCCTAGAGGCGCTTCTCATCAACAAAGTGTACATTTTCATAAACCTATAGAAGGAGAAATTTTGATACTAGAAGAGCATGAAATTGAATTAGTAAAGGTACTTTATGAAGAAAAAGAAAGTTTGCAAGAATAAAGATCATGTTTCCTTTAAAAGAACTCAAAAAATATTACCTTATGGGGCTACAAAAGGCGTTTATTGGTGCTGGGGATGTGATGCCCAATTGGTCCCCTCTTGGAAGAAACCTATCAAAAAAAGAGCTAGAAGAGAAGCTAAAAAGGCTATTCGAGATGAACGGTAAGTTCCAGGGACTGAATATATACACTGGTGTATGGGTCGGCATCAAATCGACCGGACAGGTCGGATTCGTCGTCAAAGAATACGATAACGGAGACAGATATTCAGTTATGGTCATTTATGGAACTAAGAAGGACGACGTTGCCGATGCGATAAAAATGGTCGAAAAAGACGATTTGTCTTTAATAAAAGATCAAGAAATGTTAAGGTTGTTGTATGGCGAAGAAGAAAAAGAAAGATAAAGAACTGGACTATTTCGAGCGGCTGGAAGCCGAAGGGAAGGTTTTGGCTCCGAAAGTGGGTAAGGAAAAGGAGTTTTGGCAGGCGATGGCCGAAGCTCACAAAATCGGGACGGGAGCCTTGGGTTGGGACGGGCAGGCGGAAATTATGTCCGAAATCCTGAGCCACAAGGACGCAGAACAACAATTCGGAATGAAGCTCCCCAAGGACAAAAATCGGCGGAAAGCCAAGTTGAGGGGGCTGATTATACAGAGTTTCGTGGGCAAGATATTCGAGTTGAGCGATTGGGTCACGAAAGAAGAAGCGGACACCAGGATGCAGTATAACGAGATTTTGTACATAGACGACGAGGTAGAGGAAGATGCAGAACCCATTAAGAAGTAAATTGGGGTGGATGATTCCACAAAACTTCGAGAAATGGTTCGGGTTTGTACCAACGGAGTACATGGAGATTCATGTTCACTCGGTACTAGTTCGTGATAGAAATGTGGAACGAAGAGGGTTTTATGATCCTACTTTTGCCCCAATAGATCACAGGGAACGGTTAGAAGTGGAGCCTTTCTATGAAGTAGGCATGAGTTTACGAGACCCATCAGATACGCTTATGACCAGGGTATTCGATGAAGTTTTAACGATGGATCACGCAAGATTTACAGAATTTTGTAATGATCTAATCCCTTTAACAGATTGTGAATTAGCAAGGATTTTGTATGCAGAAGACCCCGAAGCCGAAGCTCCAGGTAGGAAACGTCGTAATGGTGACAAATCCTAATAGATATTACCTAATACTAGAAGTTTGGGCTGAAACCTATATAGTCAATATTTTGAAAGAAGATGGTATGGATGAGGGTTGGAGTTTCCCTCATAAGTATTTAGATGACTATGATAATGAAGTTATTGACAATCTGCCAGAAGATATGGTAAAGTTACTTTATGGTGAATATTCCGATATTTAATGGAGTTTCGATAGTTGTGAGCAGGAACAAAGATACAGACGTACAAGGTGACGTGTTAGATCTAAACCACATTAAAAATACAATAGATAGGTTAGCTCATAATACAGGTAACTATCCCAGTGAATTACTAGTTTCTCCAGAACAATTTAAGCAAATTCAAGATTTGATGTATAATTTAAGAACGGGATCTGACATTAAAATAGGAGACTGGGTTCTTGTTGAAGATAGAATTTATGAGGTTACTAGGCTTCATCCTCTTGCAGGGGTAAATATAGAAAATAATAAACACAGAGGAATTTCTATTTTAAAGGCCATTAGAGTTCCTAAAGGCGGAAACCCCGATTACATAAGGACGTTATATGGACAATCCGAAGATTAATGATATGTTGAAGAACGTTAGGGAGAAGATCGACGAAGCTCTTAAAGAGCCTAAGTATCTTAACTCCGATGTTGATAATGATGCATATTTTTACGATTCTACCTCCGGTACAGTGCTAAAAGGTAGTTTTAGGAACGTATGGAAAAAGTTAGCTCAGAAGGCAATTATTGATCTAGTTGTATACCAAAGAGAGTATTCTCAACCTAGAATGCCTATTAGGATTAAAGAGGCTTTTGACAAAGAAAGTATAGAGCTATTATATGGTCCTATTGTAGAGGTTAAAAATGAAGGTTAAGTATACTAGAAATAATCCTAAGTATAAGTCTGGAATGGTGTTTGTACATAAGAAGAATCCTAAATATATTATTCAGTTACTTACTAAAGGGCAGTTTGGGCGTTGGATTTGCGGCGTTTTGAGCGGCGAACCCTCTAAACACGCTAACGGGGTTTACAGGGTAGACATCCCCAAAGATGTAGCTCCTGGGATAAAAAGCTGGTTTTCGGAAGACGGAAAGACCCTAGTTCAATATTCTACCTGCGCCTTTAGTAACTGTTTTAGTCAGTGCGAACTGGCAGAGGTTTTGTACAATGAGCATACCTAAAGGAACTCTATTATACCACAAGGATAAAAAAGTACTTGTCAAAGTAATAGACGTTAGTATAGACTATCATACTAGGAAGCGAGATTACGAAGTTCAGGTAATCAGCGGAAATGTATTTTTGCCGCTTCACGGAAACTTTAAAAATGGCGAAACTGTATGGCTTGGACCTTTGTGGGGATGGGAAGAGGTTCCAGAGTCAGACCTAGCAGGAGTTTTATATAGTGAAACCTAAATTTACCACCGGACAGCATTTAATTCATTATGGCAAAGAGGTTGAAATTGTTGAGGTAATTGAAGATACTTTTGGATCAATGAACGAATATAAGCTCCACGATCTTAAAACTGGGGACGAATATGTCGTATATGAGAATACATTGGCCGTAAAACCTCCAGAAAGGCCCCAGGTTGAGATTTCCAGCCCTACCCCTGCCCCAACCCCTAAAGTCTCGCCAGAGCCTCAAATAAGCCGTCCTAGACCCCTTCCTATAGCTAGGGAGATCACTGAAGATTCTTTACCTGAAGAAGCCCCAAAAGACCTATTAGATCAATTTAAACGGGCAGGACAGCCGAAAACGACTAAATCTATTATGAGCCGATATGAGAATAAAGTTCAATCAGCTTTTAGAACAGGCAAACTTAGTGATTTGCTTGATATTTTAGAGGATACAGTTGACGATTAATGATTAAGTATATCAAGAACCTCTTAAGAGGCCATAGCTTTGAAGTAGGTCAAGTTGTTACACTTACAAGACCCTTTGAGTATTTAGGGTACTTGCCAGTGACTTTTGACTTAATTCCGGCCTTTTGGATAGTTACTGATCTATTGGATCATGGTAGAATTAAAATTAGAATATCTCCTATAAGTGAAGATAAGGCTAGGCACGAAATTGAGAAACAAAAAAGACGCCGTAAAGCTGATGTCTACTTCCCAGACCATTTAGACGTAGAACCTAAACACCTAGAACTAGCTCCAGATATAATTCAAATCCTATACGGGAAAAATTATGCCGAACGATGAAAGATATGACGAAGGCGATATCGTAAGACCTTACATAGCAGCAGGAGTGCTAAAGCTGTATAAGATTTTCCATTGGGTTTCCAACGATGTAATTAAGTTGCAAGATGTGGAAACTGGTGATATTGTAGTCATAGATGTAGATATGCTTTATGAGAACTACACTAAAAAAGGAATACCAGAGGCAGCATTAATCCTCTACGGAGATAAGAGTGAAAGCTAAGTACCAAGTAGGCCAAATCCTAAACTGTAGAGGTAAAGTGGGTAGAATTACTCAAGTTGGTCCTGGTTATCCTGCTGGAGTAGAAAATGAGATGGAATGTTATTATTTAGAGATATTAGGCGAGAACGATGAAATTTTTAATGACCCAAGAACAGAAGTTTTCGCAGTATCTTACGCAGACAGAATGTTCTTTCCAGCCGACGCAATGGCCCAAATCCTATTTAACGAGGGCGACGATGGGCAAAGTGAATAGATTTTACGACGGTTGCTTAATTAGATTTCATGCTGGGTTTGTTTTTCATAAAGAATTCCTAGCAAAAAAAGGTGATGTAGCTGAAGTTATAAAAGTTATGATGGACGAAAATCCAGACTATAAAATAGGATTTACCCTTAAGCTATGGATTGAACTTAAAGATGGCCGTAGAGTTGTCTTTAGAGAAGATAGTGACGCTGCCAGGAGTTTTATAGCTCAACTAGAAGTTTTACCACCAACAGAGATGAGTAAGGTGTTATTCGCCAATGATTAACTTCAAACGAGGAGATTTCGTGCTAATTAAAGATATCCATTTCGTTAAAACTAAATTTCCTAGTCAGCAAATTGACCGTTGGTGCCGAGTTTCTGGTTTTTGCAACGCTAAAAGATTAGAGATAGAATTATACTATCTAGGAAAGCCTCTAGGAATAGGTACGTATTTAGACGTAAACCAATTAGAAGCTATCCAAAATCAGGAGATGATGAAACTATTATATGGATAATAAAAAGAAATTACCCTTTCACGCTAAAAACTGGTCTTTACTACCTATGGGGTATCAAATACAAGAACCCCCTAGACCTAGAATTGGACAGTATATACAGCTAAAGAAGACTATTGCTCCCGTTTTGCCTGACCCAGAACACAATTTTGAGGGGCACCCAGAAATCCCAGAAGGAGCTTGGGTGAAGGTTACTGGGTTTAAAATGGATCGAAATTACATGAATATTGAGTATAAAGCTGAAAATGGTAAGGTTTATAACACCACCCCACGTTTATATCCTGAGGAGTATCATGTCCTTCCCGCAACTGATGATACCGAAGTCGCCAGAATCCTTTACGACAATAAAGACTAAAGCGGTTCTTAAACAGAACTTTGGTTATCCTTACGTAAAAGGTGACGTTGTAGAAGTTATTTTACAAATGTCGGGAAAACACGTATATCAAGCTTTTATCTATCCATATGAGGAGCATTTAAAAAAAGGTACAGTCCAAGCCTTGACATATCAATTTTCATTACCAGTATTATTAGAAGACATTATAACGCCTATAGACTCTGAATTAGGCGAGATTCTCTACACTCCTTGACAAAGTAGATACATTTTAAATAGTTACCCTTATATAGGGACAAACTATGAAACTTCGTATAATCGAGTACGAAGGGCAGCTATTCGTGGTGGTAGGTATTACTAATCTTAGGGATAAGATGGTCAATATTCATGAGCATTGGGAAGTATTTGAAGCTTACCCTTTAAATGAGAACCAGTCAATCATAGAAACCATCCTTTCTGGCGGTCCTGCCGTATTCATAAAAATTGAAGACGCCAAAGAAGTAACGGAAAGAGACCGTTTGGAGTCTATTTTGGTGCTATATGGATAATACTTGTCCAATAATTCCAGGTACTTATGCATTATTGCATAGTTCTCTAGGATACAAGACAATCGTATACATTCTATCTGCTGATGGTGAAGGTTTCACAGTCAAGCACCTGAAGAATCTTAGCGGAAAAGTACCTCTCGACCCGTCATTTGTACCTCATAAGCTAGTAACTACAGGCCAGCTAGTACCTTTAGGTAGACAATTTAACAAAGAAATGTTAGAGTTGTTATATGGTGAGTAGCCGAGGAATAAAGCCAGGAGACTATTTAGTAACAGAAAATGGCCAAATATATAGAATTACTAATAAAGTTACCACTAATGGCCAAGCTACTTATGACATAGCTAGTATGTTTAAAGTGTATTATCCTGATGGAGGATTTCACGATACCGTAAGAAAGTATGGCGTATCACATGGTCAGCTTAGACACTTAGGAAGGGTAGTACCAGAAGAAGAGGCGACTGACCTATTTAAAATTTTATATGATTAATTGTAAAGATTATATGAAACTGTACATGAGAAAGTACAGAAGGAATAAGAAAAATAAAGCTTGTAATTTCAATAATTTACAGTCTATGTTTGTGAAAGATAGTATATCAAAAGGCGGACGAAATAGAGTTCGGCCTTGACAAGGTATATACATAATTAGAGAGTACAGACTCTCTGTAAAGGTTCAATCTTAAAGGATATTATGCCAAAAAAGAAACCTAAGGACACTGAGTTTGTAACGTTAGATCAAGAACAATATGCTAAGCTATTAAATGGCTTACAAGAATTCGAGGAGAAATTTTATACCATTTTAGCTGAATCGGATAGATTTGAGATTATACCTATCCCCGATCATAAGGGACGTATACTACCTGACGAAACATATAGCCAAATCAAACATGAACTGGCACGTCAAGGAATTAAGTTACTTTATAGGATCTCATTTGGCAACTATGCAGTAGTTGTAAATCCCGACAGTCTAAAAAGGGTGGGTTTGGTGCCGGATGGCGCAGTTAAAGAATTCAGTTGCTAAAATAAATCAATAACCTTCTGACCTTAGATGCCTTCAGTGGATAAAAGGTTTACGGAATTTACGATACAACGAATTCCTACAATGACCGAAGTCGATAGCTATTCGGGGATGCTAATTTCGATATGGTCTTGTAGATGCCCGACAGGTTAGGCTTTCACCACAAAAGCTCCTACCTGAGGGGATATTCTTTCCTCTCGTTAAGAATTTCAAGTTCTACTTGAGGTTCTTTGGAGAGGGGTAGTTCTGCACTGCCCCCTCCTTTTTATATTTAGACCGAGGAGACAACCTAATGAGTACTGGTAGAATTAAGTATACTTGTAAGAATTGTGGTTGGGAAACTTCTGTAATTGTTGAGTGGGCGGATTTGAAGCCTAGACGTTGTATGAATAGAAAGTGCAACACTAGTTTTTTGAAACACCCTGAACAACTAGTCATACAGATGCCTGAACAGGCGAAGCCTGTAGAACAAGCGGAAGATATTTCCAAAACAAAGAAGACAGGTAAAAAGAAAAAGGAAGATAGTGATGTCGCAGGTAGCTAAAAAGAAACAAGCGGCAAAGCTATCAAATAATAAACTAAAAGGCAAATTTGTTGCTGATGTAGAGACTAAGGTAACTAAAAATGTCAGACGAAGTAAAAAAAGAAAATCAAGATAAACCTGAATCTGTTGACAACGAAATGGTAGCTAGAGGCGAGAAAGCTATTACAAAGCTAGAAGCTGTTAGGGCCGTTAAAAAGTTGAGCAATCCTAATTCAGACTGGACTATCACGCAAGAAATCTTGCAAGAAATTATAGCGACCCACAAGATCGTCAATCCTGACAAGATCCCAACAATGCCTAAATTGGCAGAGGAACTTAAAAGAGAGATTGAGACTAGGTATCAAGAAGAACCAGAACTAAAGCAGTTGCTATTAGATAGTATCCCAAATCGTCCTCGTGGTTTAAGCGAGTGGATGAAGAAAAAAGGTTGGGATGATGCCGTCTGGGAAAAAATTAGAGGATCTCAATTATTCAGCCAAGAGAAGAGAGCGCTAATGATTAATTCTCTTTTTCAACGTGGTATGGATAAAGACACTCAAGCAGCTAAGATTTGGCTTATGCTTTCTGGAGATTATTCAGAAAAAGTTGAGCTTACAGACAAGGTTGCTGATAAATATAGAGAGATCAATAAGATCCTTCATAGTCCTAAAAAAGGCGAATAATGTATCAAACGGACGAGCCGTCATACAACATAGAGGGAAAACCTCTACGAATACATGACCTAAATATAGAAGCACTTGCTCAGTGGCTGCACGATGAAAAAGTGCGCACAGTACAAGGTAAGCTACTTCAGCCGCTTCATGCTGGTCATTTAGAAGTTGTAACTGACCCTGCAAGATTTAAAGTTCTCGCCTGTGGCCGTCGTTGGGGTAAGACTCTTCTTACTTCCTTGATGGCTCTTGCCGTTTTGATGCAACAAAATAGACGAGTTTGGATCGTAGCTCCAGACTATAGCCTTTGCGAAAAAGTATTCCGAGAACTTTATAGTATCTTGGTAAATCAATTAAAGATCATCCAACCAGGGAAACCTGGAGGAGGACGAGCCAGAAACCAAAAAGGGGACTATTACTTAGAAACTCCTTGGGGTTCTGTACTAGAAGCTAAGTCAATGGAAAACCCAGACTCGCTAGCCGGTGAAGCCTGCGATTTGGTCATTATTGACGAGGCAGCACTTAACGTGCATCTAGAAGATATTTGGGTACAAATGTTACAGCCTACGTTGATGGATAAATCAGGTAGTGCTGTTTTTATTTCTACTCCACGAGGAAAAAATCACTTTTATAAAATTTTCCTTTTCGGTCAAACGGGCCGTAAACAAAGAGAAGGAAAACTTCAAGTTGTATTTGATCCAGAAACAGGAGTAGATAATAACTTGATGGATTGGAGTTCTTTCCAAAGAACGAGCTATGACAATCCTATGATTTCGATGAGTCCAGAGAAGTCGAAAGATGAAATTGATGCTGCCTATAGACGAGCAGTTTTGTCTGGAAAAATTTCTAAGTTTAAACAAGAATACCTCGCTGACTTTGAGTCTGTAGAGGACGTTTGTTTTCCAGGGTTTGTAACAGAAGTTACAGAAAAAGTACTAAATCCAAACGTAGTTGATTATATTTGGCATCCTGATGAAGGTCCAGTATTCGCTGCGTGTGACCACAACTACGCAAAACCCGCATCTACCATTTTTGCTCAAGTGAACAAATATGGAGATGTAATTGTTTTTGATGAAAGATTCACTCCTGCCACTACTACGTACATGCAGGCTCAGCAGATTTTAGATAAAGAATTGCTTCTCACAAGAGACGCCTTTGACATTTGGAAAAAAGAAGGAAAAGGCTCTGTAAATATGGAGCAGATTAAGTTTAACCAAATTGTAGCTGATATTAGTGGACAACAAAGACAACTAAATGGAAGAGCTGCTTGGGACGATTTTAAATCAGTTTTGAATCGTACTCCAGTAGGACTAAAACAAGATAGAGAAACTGGCTGTAATATGATGCGACTATGGTTGCGACATCCAGTATTTGATCCAAAAGGAAAACCATCTTTAGATAAAAATGGCGATCCAGTAACTGAACCTAAACTGTTCATTACTAGAAACTGTGTAAACCTTATATATGCTCTCAGTACAGCAGTCTTCAAGAAAACCCAAAATGGCGGACTTAAAGAAGACTACGAAGAAACTCCAGAAGGTTACGAAGGTTTATTGGACTCACTAAGATATTTACTTGTTTATCTCTTTCATGATACTGGAAGACATTTTACCGTAGTAAAAGGAATACAATAATGGCATACAAAAAAGATGAAGTAAAAAGATTACGTCAGCCAGTAGGTATTGATGACTTAGTGTCTACTGGTACTTTAGATGGTACTACTACAACTGAGACTATTAGTCTTAGTATGGTTGCTTCTAAAATCTCATATCAACGAAATGGAGATTTAGCTTGTAACGTGGAAGTATCTCTTAATGGTACAGTATTTGAAGCTGCTACAGCAGTATCCTCTGATGCTCTAGTTAGCTATAATACTCATAACATTAAAGTTATTAGAGTTACTAGAACTGGTGGATCAGGAAGACTCACTATTGGCGTAAAATAATGAAACAATATATCTATAGACAGAACTGCCACTTTATTATTGATAAAGATGAGCTTAAGCCTGTCGCCCGTAAGGACACAATCTGTAACGCTTTATATGCTGCTGTATATACAGAATTTTCTGGAGCAAGCAATAACAAGAATTATAGTAAACTTACGAACGCCGAGAAACTAAACAAAGTTAATGAATTTATCGAAAAGTGGTTAAAAGAGAGAGGGCTAGAATAATGGCAAAAAAATCTAATAAAAAGGCTGGAAAGTCCGTAGATGGAAACAGCCTTTCTGATACCAAGACTGCTCCCTGGCCCACGCAAAGTGGCAGAGGAATCGGTTCCTCTTACGCTATGGCTGTAGCTAGCGCTATGAATAAAGCCAAAGGCGAAAAAGGAAGCGATAAAAGTAGCTATCTTGGAAAAGCAAAACAATCAATTGATTATAAGCAAGACAAACCAATGCTATTTAAAGGCAAAGGTAAAAAGCTAAAACAGGGAGATTCAAATGGCTAAAAAGAAAGTCGATGAAAGTCTTTCGGCCTATAAGTCGAAAGGCATGAAAGCTCCTCGTCCAGCTTCTGCTGGGGAAATGGATCAATCCAAACCCCCAAAGCATAAGCCCAGTATGCAACATAAAGAGCCTGCTGGTCCGTTCCAATACCCAAAGAACGACGAGCAGCGAATGAAACCAGATCATAAGAAGAAGTCACTACCCCGACAAGATGCTCCAGAGGGAGTAGCAGGTGTTAATGGTGGTTCTGACTGTGCTCTTCCTAAATCTGGCGGACGTGGCGAAAGCAAGTGTTAATTAACTCTACGGCGGCTACAAACGGTGATGGCTTAGCAAATTGTGATTTACGAATTGTAGTTCTCACAATTAGCGCTCCTCACACGTCAGTACGGTACTAAGCGTTCGTTGAGGTCTTCTGGTCCGAAAGGATTTACAGAAGCCGTAATCTGACCCGTAGAACTTCTTTAAGTAGATTAGTAGAGACTAATCGCCTTAAATCCAAGAGTGGATAAGGAATAAAAAGATGTCATTTAATTTAGGAATATCAAATCATCCAACTAGTAGACTAGGAGGCTTGAGTTCCATTGGTATTTATCTTTATGAAGATATTTACTATAGACAATGGATTACTGAAGTAGCCTTAGCTTTCTACGAAGGTAGACAAGATGAATTTATTTGGCTGGACCTAGTACGACAATTTAGGAACCCAGAAAAACAACAAATTCTACCTGTAAACCTTACTAAAGAAATTATTGATGAAACTTCTATTTTGTATAGGGAAGAGCCTATATACCAAGTAGTAGATGAAGATAGCGGCAAAGCACTCCCAAAAGACCAAAAGCTTTGGGATGAAATTATGAAGCAATGTCGATATAACGCTATAATGGATAGAACAGACCGATGGTGTAAACTATTAGGTACAGTTCTCATTAAAGTGAGTTTCGTCAATGAAGATACCGGAAAGCTTGTAGATAAAACTGAACCAGGAAAGGTTCATTTAGACTTGATGCATGGCGGCGTTTATGACGTTCGTCACGGAGCATCACCGTACTACATAACCGAGTTGCTAATTGGATTTGGAACAAAATTTCAAGGTTTTCAATCAAGAACAGGAAATATGAGTGGGAGCATTTCTGGTGGAGGAATTGCTGCTACCATCCCTAGTCCTTCAAGCTATGGTCAGAATGACGCTGAAGCCAAGGCAGGCAAGGACGGTAAAGTAACTAATATTGCACAACTACAATCTATTAACAGAATTTATTGGAGTCCTGAGGGGCACAGAGTAGAGGACGTAAAGGGACAAATCTACGAGACTAAAAATCCGTATGGTGTTATTCCTGCCGTTCCATTCTTCAATGCTGACCCTGCGCACTATTATTTCCTTCCAATCAACGAACCTCTAATTTACGCTAACCATGCTGTAAATATGAGGATCACCGATCTAAACCATATTGCGAAATTCCAGTCATTCGGAGTCCCTGTGGTTAGTGGCGTGGAAAGACCTACGGCTATTCGCCAAGGTCGTCCAGTTGATGATTTCAACCAGTTGAAGGGAGGCTCTGCACAAAGCCGATTTGGGGGCTTTAGCGGAGTAAGCGGATTCGGCCCTGGAGGTCAATTTAGAACCTTCGATTCTGGATTCGGGATTTTCAGAGACGGAAACGCTGATGCTAATGCACTTGGTTTCAGCCTTGGCCCTGATACCGCAATCGCAGTAGGAGAGAAAGGCGATTTTAAATTCGCTCACCCTTCTGCTGATATTACAGGGTTGGTTAAAACTATTCATTCTATTACAGATATGATTAGGATTAATCACGGTCTTAGACCAAAATACGAACAACAACCCGCAGCATCGGGATACGCTCTCATGATGGAAAAAATGGGGGTAATAGAAGAAAATATACGTAGAGGTAAGTTGTTTAAAGAAAGAGAACAACAGTTATTCCAAGTTATCAAACAACTATGGAATACTCATCACAATGAAAGTGGTGAAAAAAGGTTCTCAGAAAAAGCAAAGTTAGAAGTTACGTATAAACAACCAGAATTTCCAGTTGATCCCAAAACTAAAATGGAAACTCTAATGGTTGAGAAATCGCTCCTAGATACTGGTGATAGATTTATCATCAAGAAACTATATCCGCACCTTAGCGACGCTGATATCAATAAATTGATTAAAGAAAGTAGGTCGGATAAAAAGGAGCAAACAGAACATGAAGCAGATCATCAGGCGGGCCATGCTAAGAAATTAAAATCTGAACTTGGCGATGATGTAGCTCATGCAATGTTGGGAGTTAAACAAGAAAAGAAAGAAGGCGCAGCTAAAGTGTCTAAATCAAAAATAGACAACAAAGCTAAGCATTCTCAAGATTCTTCTAAACAACCAAAAAAGAATGGTGATACTAGAGGTCAGAAGGAGTAAACGTGATAAACGAGGAAAAGAAACCAAATTACGGCGTTTTAATTCTTAGGACTGATCTAGAGCACATCGTTGCTCTTGAAACCGCCGACTTCCAAGAAGCCCACAAGCTTTGGAAGGAACTGAATGAAAAATGGACAAGTTGTGTTAAGGAAAGC